ACAGAGAGGTGGTATTTCTCTGGTAATGGTGTAGACCAATACATAAATCTAGCAAATGAAATTTCACTGTCTGGCGATTTTGAATTTAAAGCATACTTAGAGAGAAACACAACAAGTGCAACTGCTATTTTTGGTGGCACAAACCTCAGTAGGTGTTACGAGCAAGTAGATGGAAGAATAGAGATAGCTGACAGCGCAGGGATTAATATTAATGGCGTCCTAACCGACATAGCTAATGGAGAGTTATACTATTTGGAGCTGAAAAGAGTTTCCGGAACTATATCAGCATACGTAAATGGTGAGTTTAAGGGGGATGGAACCTACAGCGATACTGTAAGTATAACTGGCATCATGAGACCGCAAGTAATAACCAAATTACGCACTGGCAGAGTTTATAATGTAGTTATAATCGACAATGGAATTGAAGTTTTAAACATGCCGTTAGATGATAGCTTTGCAAACAACCCTACAGCAAGGAACACAGTCGGCGATAATGCTACAATCATAAATGCAACGGGGGCATCATGGACTCTAGAGTAATAGAAAAGCACGCTTTTATTCCGCTCGCCTTGTATGATGAGCATTCACAAATAAGGCCTAACGCTGTCAGTATTGGTAATAGTAAAGTCATCACTTACGCTGAAAGTGAAAAAAGCTCAATGCGGGCTTTGGCTGAATCAACTGGATTTGAGATTAAAGAAGATCAAACCGTTGATGCAGTTATCGCGGCTATCGAGCTAGGTATTGATGCTATTTACGTCACATCAACTAAACAAGCAAGAGAGATTGCTTATCACTTTGGAGGTGTTGACGAATGACACGCAACGAGCTGTTAAATCTCATTGGCATTGCATACAGCTTGCCAGATGACGACTGTTGGAGAAACTGCGAGCTTGACGGAATAATCAATATATTATCCGGCGGCACTGTAACTCCAGCGCAAACCATGAATGGCAAGCTTCGACAGATACTTGCTTTAACTGTATAATGATTTTGCAGCTGACTTGGCAGGGCTGCAACTAGGGAGCGCTCCCGACCTTACTGCCATAACTGCCAATCATTAGGAAGATTGCTCAGAGGATGAGCTTTATAACTGCCAAGACTATTTGACATTGGAGAAATGACAAATGTCTATTAGAAATGATTTACTTGAAAAGATATTAGCTGCAACAGAGTTGATTTCACCATTCAATCCAACAACAGGAATGGCAATAGAAAGGCTGTACGATGGGGAGAGTGGGATAACATCTCAACAACCAGCATCGCTAGATACTCCACTTAAAATACAGTTTGGCCCTGTATCAGGCACTGTTAGTGATCCAATACAAACTATAGCTTCTGGAGGTGATTCAGAAGCTTCCATATTAAGAATTAACCAGGCTGGAACGTACAGGCTAAAAACCGCAATTCAATATGGCAGAGATACATCATCTGGAACGGCAATTTTAAACTTTAGAGCGCTTGTAAACGGAGTTCAAGCAGGTAGGAGTATTAACCAAAGGCTACAAAACACAAATACAACATCGATATTTACAGATGAGGCATGGATAACACTTCCGGCTGGTGTAGAAATTACATATGAGGTTGTCAGGGATTCGAATGGGAACAACTCAGGCGGCTTGATTGCTGGGGAAACCTCTGGATCTACAGGTTGGAATGCATCTCCAAGCGTTGCATTACGAGTAGAAAGATGGTTGGGGGTGTAATATGTTTTTCTAACATCTAAATGAAAAAGGCGCATCACGCGCCTTTTATCACCATAAAAACAATAACCCAAAAAGCAAAGCACATACCTATAGCAACAAGCCATATTATTGCTTTCTCAGCTTTGCAGAGGCGGTTTAGATCTTTCATTTCATACCCTTAAAATTTAAATAATCAGACTTGCTCACACGCTCACCGTTAATGCGATAAGTTACCTGTTTTTCTTTTGCATTGTTACGAGCTGCAATATTCCAGATAGTATCTGTTTTGATTTCTGTGTTACCGCCCACAAAGTTTGAGCTACCAGCTACACCGTTGTTTATCATAAATCACCATATCCAATTAATAATAATATCTAAAACTTTTGGCCCTGCTAAAACATATCCAATTGCAAAGCCAACCATTAAACACAATAAAGCATAAGTTGCGTATGCAAAAGCAAAATCAATCAATTTCATCAGACTTCCCATCACTTTCCAATCCTTCAAAGTATTTCATTTTTGATTCAAAGCCGGTTTTATACCCTTCTTCTTCCGCTCGCTTTGTCGCGTGATACGCTATTAAGTAATAACGTTCATCTAAATCTAAATCCAAATCACTCATAATATTTACTCATAGATAAAAAGTTAAACCAATTGCGTGTAGCACGTCTGTCTCTATATGTCATAAATCACCTTGTTTGTTTTTTATACTATAGACACGTATAAATAATTTATCTAACGAATTAAATCGCACGAACTCAAAATTTAGATAGCTAAAATCGATTGGTAATTATCTCAAGCTTGCGAAATAATAGAATAAACATTTAGAGAGGTGATTTATGATTGATTTCAGCACAGTGAAAGATTTAAGAAAACAAGTTAACGATGAGGCTTATATAAAAATACTTGAAACTTTTTTATTGGCTTTGGGTGATGCTCACAATGTTGAAGGTGATGGTATCCATGCTGTGGCTCAAAAGGCGGTTGTAGCAACTACCGCCATTGCAAGTGTTAAGGCAATACTTAATGATGAAAAGTCAAAAAGAAAAGATACATAAATTCAAAAATAAGCACACAGGCGAAGTAATAACAACGCCATACCTAGCAGAAGCGGAAGAATACCGCAGCAACATTAATTATATAGAGGTGAACATGAAAAAAGATTTTTACAAAAAGAAGATGCAAGAGCATTTTGCTAAATATGAAAAAGCCGTTGAAGCTGGTGATAAAGTAAAGATTGATTATCACATGAAAGAGTATTTGAATTATCAGACAGCGTTTAAGTCTGCAAAATAGGAATGAATATGAGTAATAACAAATATCCGTACATTGGTGAGTCAAAACTTGTCGGTAAAAAAGTTCTTTTCCACGCTGATAACCATGGGATTTATCTTGATGGTGAAAATTGTGAAATTGGCAACAATAGAAAAAACTGGAATGAAGCTGCTTTTAATAGCATCACCCTTGATTACCTAACCAACACATACGGAAAATGTGAATCACAAGAGCATGCCGATTTTATTTGCAAGCTGTATAAAAATGCTGGCTTTAATGTAGTGAATGATTACAACAGCGATAAATGGGATTACTTTTCATGTAATGAAACGATACTAGCTTTCCACAGTAAAGAAGTTGCATGCGATGATGGTGAAAGATTAATCCACCTACCATTACCACCTAAAAAGGATAAAGAAATGCCAGAAGACAAACCAGTATACACAAAAGAAATGCACGAGCGCGGTGAATTGCCGCCAGTTGGTAGTAATTTTATCATGGAAGATGTGCCAAGCCACTGTAGCTGGCGAATGTTTAGTGGTCTTGTGTGTAAGGTCATTGCTTTAACTGAATTTGAAGGTGGAACAGTTGTGACCTTTAGCAACGAAAAAGAGGGGGTTTGCGCGCTATTTCACAGCAATGCGATGCTTCCAATCCAAACAATTAAAGATGATTTGATTGAATTTCTAAATTGCGGTAAAGGACTTAAAAGCATAATTATAGCTAAAGGGCTTTTAGAAAAATACAACATAACACCAAAAGACAGCTAAATTTCAATCAATCAAAAAGTAATGTTATACTTAAGCCAAGTTCAACCGCTTGGCTTTTTTTATGCCTTTAATTGTAGAAGATGGAACAGTTGTTCCTAACGCTGATAGTTTTTTATCTTTAGTTGATGCTAGAGCGCTGGCGGCAAACTATGGAATTACACTACCAGATGATGACGCTGACGCAGAAGTTAAACTGCGCCTTGGCTATAATTATCTATTGACACAAGAAGCGCAGCTATCTGGTCAGCGAGTAAGCTCAGAGCAAACAGGTATTTATCCGCGTCAAAATGCTTACGCAAATTGTTTTCTAGTTGATTCCAGCGTCATACCTCAAGAGGTTAAGCTAGCACAGCTATACAGCGCAGACGCAATAAACTCTGGTGTAGATGTAAATGCAACAGATGACGGAAGCCAGCTAGAGTCATTTGAAGTTGTTGACGTTTATAAAGAGTCATACAAAACATCATCTAGCACAAGTTTCAACACTCGCATCAAGGGCGCTGTTAATGCGCTAAATCCATTAACAAAAAGTTACTTATCTAAGGTTTGTGGCTTTGGATCTGGTGGTGGTTTATATCGCGGCAGCATGGGGTACTTACCGTAATGGCTAGCGGTGATATTCGCGCTAAGATTGCGAAAGGGCTAAAAAAGGCTGTGTCTAAGACTGGCTCTAGCACTAGCGAGCTTATTTATCTTGTGCAAAAAACCGTTACGCCTGGCAATCCTTTATCACCTGGAACTGTAACATCAAATGATGTTTTACTAAAAGATGCGATATTTAAGTCATACGATAAAAATTTAAATGACTCGAACATCAAAACAGGTGACAGGCAACTTGTATCGCAATACGACGTGCCAATCAAGACTGGCGATGTTATAAAGCAGGGCGCAACTACTTACCTAGTTATAAGTGTTGATGAGCGAGCACCAACAAGCGACACTTTAATTTATTTCGCACAATGCAGGGTCAGCGGCAATGCTTAAGGGTAGAAAGCGGTTAGATTCAGCAATAAAAGAGCGAATAGAGGCGCTTAATGTTGGCGTTAAGTCTATTTACTTTGAGGCGCTTAAAGCTATTGTTGAAGCGACTCCAGTTGATTCTGGCAGGGCGAGGCAGGGATGGTTTTTGACTGTTGCAAATCCATCAAGCGCACTGACTGGCGGCGGTGTTGCTCAGCTATCAAAGATGCCAAAAAATGTACTTGGTAAAAAAATATTCTTTACTAACAGTACGCCTTACATTAACAAGCTTGAGTATGGCGGATTTCCAAGCCCTGTAGAGCAAGGTAGTTGGGATAAAATAAGCCAAAGCTATGTTAAACTTTCTGCTAACGGATTTAGTAAGCAAGCACCAAACGGTTTTGTAAGAGTTAACTTAAAGCGCGCACAGATGAAGATTAAGCAATTATGAGCCATAAAGCGATTAGAGATACAATTTTAAATCATGCACTAACTAACTTGCCTGCTGGAATAACAGATCAAGATATTGTGTTTGATGGTGATTCGCTTGATACGCAGCTTGGCAAATCTAAGTTTCTTGCGTTTTACTATGCACCAGTTGACGCACCGAGAACAGCAAAAAACATTGAAAGCTCAAAGCAAAACGAGGGTTTTTTCCAGATTTCGTGCTACACAGCTAGAAACGACTCAGCAGGCGGCGTAACAAATTACGACAATGATTTACTAAACCTTGTTGACTCAATACAGTCAGCATTCGACCAAGTTAATCAAATAACTTATAATGGTCAGGAAGTAAGCATAACAGATGTAAGAGCTAATCAAATGCAGTATGACGACTCTTACATTAAGCAAGATTTAACAATTGATTTTATAGCATATACAGCGAGGATTTAAATATGGCTGGCGAACAAAATGGTACTACGGTAATTATACAAAAGGGCTCACCAGGCGCAGACATTGTTGGTCAGGGTGAGTTTACAGTAACTTACGGCGGCGAACCAATTACTTACGAAAATAAAAGTGCTGGCGATTGGGTTTTGCGCCTTGATGGTGAGCTGTCAGGCAAAGAGTTAGTGATTTCTGGAACTCTAACTTACAACAGCGATACTGTTTACCGCGACGTCAAAGCCGATGCCTTAGCAGGCACTCAAGACACTTACACTTTAACATTCCCTGATGGGCAAGCTGCAACAGCCACAATGATGCCACACGGAATGAGTGATACACTTCCGCGAGGCGGAGCAATTACAACATCCATTACATTCTCATCTAATGGTGCAGTAACTCATACACCGGCTACATAATGCAGATTACGCTTTGCTATAAAGAATATCCTTGCAAGCTGAGCTTATCGGCTTGCAAGTATTTCTACGAAAAAACAGGTAAAGACATTAACCATGTGTTAATGCGATTTATCGCAAGCGCTCCACCAATTGAAAATGAAACATTGCTTAGTCGCTTTGAAAGACTATTCAGTGTTGAATCTGCGCAAACAGTTGCGTATCTAATTCACGCTGTAACGCGAGAAGAAAATAGCTGTGTGCAGTTGCATGAGATTGAAGATGCAATGTTTAGAGTTGGCTGGATACCTAACAATGATGAAGATAGTGAGCTTTGCCAGCCTTGGCCTTATGTTATTTTAGATTTAGCAACTCAAGTAAACGAATATTACGCTTCGACTAAAAAAAAAGTGGATTCGTAGGTGGTCTACCAAAACCAGTCGAGGAATTTAAGCTAGACTACTGGTCATACTGGCGCTATTGCGTAAGGCAGTTACAAATATCACCATCGGAAGCTTGGAAGCTTGATATTATGGAGATACAAGCTCTATCTGACGACAATGCAAGCGATACGGATTTATCATTAATGCTCAATTTTGAACGCAAGAGAAACGGCGCTACACAGCAATGGTTGGAGAGGACAGCTAATGGCAACTGAAAGATTAATTGTAGAGCTGGACGCCAAAACGCAAAAGCTTGAAGCGGCACTAGCGAGAACAGATAAAAAACTTGATAAGGTCGAGCAAAACGCAAGAAAGACAACAAATTCATTTAAAGATATTGGCAAACAAGGCGCTATGGCTGCGGCAGCTCTTGGTGTTGCCGTTGGCGCTATGGTGCAGCATGCATCAACACTTGAGCGAGAGTTAAGAATTGCGGCTCAGCGCTCTGGTGAATCAGTTGAATCACTTCAATCACTAGCATTTGCAACAAACACTGTTGGTATATCACTAGAAAAGCTAGGCGACATATCAAAAGACACTAACGAAAGAATAGGTGAATTCCTTGCTACTGGTGGCGGAACATTTAAAGATTTTGTAGATGTTATGAAGCTATCAGAAATGGAAGCGTCCGCTCTTGCTGAGACATTTAAAACAATGTCTGGCCCTGATATTTTGCAGCAAATGGTTAAAATGATGGAAGATGCTGGAGTATCAGGCAAGCAAATGTCTTTCGCTCTAGAGGGTATGGCTAGTGATGCTCAAGACTTATTGCCACTTTTAACAGATAACGCAGATGCTTTAAAGAATCTACGAACTGAATTTGATGATTTAAATATCACCATATCAGAAGCTGATCTAGAAAAAGTTAGGCAGGTTGGTGAGGAATTTTCAAAGTTAAAGTCAACATTCAGCCAAGAAGCGACCCAGCTTGTAGCGGACTACTCTGAGGAAATTATAAACGCTATTAATGTTACTGGCTTTATTGTTCAAAAAACAATTGACGGATTTAACATTATAGCGACTGGATGGGGTAACTTAATCGAGTTGGCTCAATCTGCTTTAACAGATTTCGTCAATGGCACAGACACATTGTCACAGACCCTAATGGAAAGGTCTGAGGAATCTGCTGAGGAGCTTAATGAATTCTTTGGTACGCAATGGTTTGATTTTGGTAAAAATGCTGGTCAGCAATATCAAGACGGAATGGCAGAAGGCCTTAACAATCTAAATAAACCTCTAGAGATAATCATTAAGCAAGGTAAAGTAATGTCTCAGTGGGAAAAGATGAATAGAAAGGATCAAATTGGCGTTTATCAGAATTACATCAAAGCGTTTTCTACACTATCTGACCAATATCTAGAAGAAAACAAAGCGGTAAACGCTGGATTGATTATTGCAGATACCGCAGCCGGTGTTATGAAAGCCTTTGCAACATCATCTACAATATACGAAGCATACGCAAACGCAGCTGTTGTTGTGGCTACTGGTATAGTTCAACTTAATAATGTGCTATCAGCTACCAAGGGCGGCGGCTCTATGTCTGGTGGAACAGTTGGCTCTGCTGGCGGTAGCTCTGCGCAGCAACAAGACTTTCAACCGGAAACCAGCACTCTAGATGTTACAGAGCAAGTTGCAGGCGAGGGAGTTACAACTCAGCGCATAATCATAAGTACAGATGATGGCGAGGATATATTCTCTGGCATTGCTCGCGGCTTAGAAGATAGACGCGCAAGGGGTTTATAATGATTATAACTTATACTAACGTGTTAAAAGGTGTGATTCCAAGCGTTGTTGTTGGGGCTGGAACTGACTTACCACAGAATTTAACTAGCGACGACTTTAGCACTAGTTACGAGTCATCAGCGCCAAATTCAATGCAAGTAAGTTTTGGTTCGACAGAAACTATAAATTACTTCGCTTGTGCTGGAACTGACTTAGCATCGCCAGATAAACAAAACGCATTTATCAGAGTTTTTGATGGTGTTGAATCAACTGAAAATCTTGTCGCTTCCGTTTTCTTTAATAGAAATCGACCTGTAGTTGTTACGTTTGAGCCTCGCGCATTTACTGACTTGCGTGTGAAGTTCGAGTCTCGCGTAGGCAATCCGCTAGTAACATATTGTGCTGCTGGTATGTCTTTTGAAGTACCTAATAGCGGTGAAAACGCTGGTTATTCGCGCGCCCCATATCGCCGTGGAGTGAAGCAGAGAACAACGGTTAACAGCATTGCAGCACCAATAAGCACACTATCAAAAGCAGTACCGCTGAAAGGCTCTCTGTCACTTGCAAATATGAAAAATGATTTTACATTTGGCGTATGGCAGGACTTTTTGGATTTTGCCGCTGATGGGAATTACTGGTTTGTTCAAGAGAGAGCATCAGAAAGCGACCTAACAAACAACTCCGCTTATATGTGTTACAATCTCAAAGGTAATGATGTTAAAGCGCACCCACAAACGCGCACATTAAATAACATTAACGCTAACTGGGATATTTACAACGGCTTATGACAGCAAAAAGACATTATACAATTGTTGAATTACAGCTACCAAAATCAAACAGCGGTTTTGGTACGCCTAAAAGCGGAAACGGCACTGTATCTGGTGTTAATTTGTATATGTTCACAAATTACAATAAACCGATACGGAAAAGCGATATTGCATATTTAAGCGATTCTGGCGCAGAGGTTATAGGTGGTGTTAAAAAGTGTCTTGTAGGTATTAGTGAAAATACAACAAAGCTACAGCCTGAAGTTGGTCTTGCTATTCGAGCAAGCGGTTCAATTCAGTTAGTTGACTCTATTAACTTTGGTGATCCAAACCCTTTTGCACCTGATGTAGATGAGGAAGTTGCGGCGCAAGGCACTTTTCTTCAAAAGCTAAAAGCTAGAAATTACTTTGCGAATAATCCTGTAAAAATACATAACTTTTGTGAAGTTGATGGGTATTTTGAAACTCACCACTATTTGACCGATGGCTTTAGTAGTGACGGCAAAGGCAAGTGGACGCTAAAGCTAAAAAGCGAGTTGAGCCGCGTAGACATTGGTGAGGCTGTTTGGCCCAAAGAAGAATACGGATACTTACGACAAGATATTGACGAAACAACAACGACCTTGCTTGTTGATCCCGATATTATCTACCAGATTGATGATGTCATACGCATCGGTGATGAGCTTTTTAAAATAACTAACATAGCCAGCGTTGGAACTTCAAGCGCTCAGTTAGCAGTGCAAAATAGGGGTTCTTCAATTCAATTTGATGGTGACACTTACTCTCGCACTAGAGCCGAAAGCCACAGCGCAGGAGATCAAATATTTAAATGCTACGTATCGCGTAATGAGCATATAGCAGACCTACTTTATAATGTGCTGCTTGATGTAGGCATACCATCAATAAGACTACCTTATGCTGAGTGGGTGGCAGAGATTGACACTTGGCTTTCTGGTGTAACTGTAAAAACAATATTTTACGAAAGCATGAGCGTTGATGCTGCTTTAAAAATGTTTCTTGAACCTTACATGCTTAACACTTGGTATGATGAGGTGCAGCGAAAAGTTAAAGTTTCAGCTGTTAACGTTTGGAAAGAATCAGACGTTGTTTTAACAGAGGGAAATGAAATTGACTTTGAAAGCATAAAGGTAAAGGACGAAGAAAACCTTAGAAACACGCGCTCAGTAATTGTTTACAACAAGGATTATTTAACAGACCCAGAAGAAATACCGAGCTACAAAAATGCTTCGACGTTTATAAAACCTGAGCTTGAGCTTGATTCTGCTTTTGGTGAGTCAAAAATAAAAGATTTTGGCTTTAATTACATTATCAATAATACCGCTGCTGATTTGCTTGTTAACCGCACAACTAATAGATTTTCCGACCCACGAAGATTTACTTGGAAAACTCAGGAAGTGAAACTTAATTACAAGGTAGGTGACGTTGCTACAATAAACACTGAATCAATCGTTGATTTTAACGGATTGCCAAGCACAATTTCGCGCGCTCAAATATTACAGATTAAACCAAAATATTCCGACTTTGGCAGAGAATATCAAGTTGAAGCGCTTAGCTATGAACCATCATTTGCAGACAATACTGAAATAGTTATATCTGGCTCAGTGTCTAATATAAATCTTTATACTCAGTATGCTGGCGCTCCTGCTGGAGCTGTAACGATTACATTTATATTTGATAATGTTAGGGCGACAAGCAACACAACATCAACTCCATCTATTGTTGCTGGTAATTTTGCTGCAGGCTCTAAGATAATCATGGTAATGGTTAACGGCTCTGAATTAATGTCAAAAGGTGGCGATGGTGTACCTGGCGAAAAAGCGGAGTACGACCAAGAGCGAGAACGGTGGGTAAGAAGACCTGTTGCCAATGGTAAGAATGGTGGAACTGTTTACGATGCTCAAGGTGTTGACACTGATATTTATTTCAGCGGCACAACACCAAGCACAGCCTATCCAACTGCTGACGGTTATATCATTGCACCAAGCGGCGGTGATGGTGCAATTAAAAACGTTATACCAGATTTAAATTCAGACTCACTAGAAGAGGTTATTGCCGCTGATGGTAGTGATGGTGGTGATGGTGGCTCACCAGGTATTGGGGGCGCTAACGGTCAGGCAATATCAACATCTGGCGGAAAAATTGGCTCTGATGGTAGAACAGGTACAAACAACAGGCTAACAGGTAAGTTTGGGCAAAATGGTAAAGATAACGACACTATAGGCGGATTAGCTGGCAAGGGTGTTGTTGATGGCGGCGCTACCGTCCAATTCTTCGGCTCTAACTCGATTAGATATATAAACGGCACAGGAGATCATTAAAATGTGCGAACCAATTTACGACGTATGTGTTATAGCTGGCACTGATTACTATACAGACATTGAATTACTTATGGCTGATGGTACTCCGATTGATTTACTTGGCGCTACAGTAGAATCTCAGTTGCTTGAAACTGATACATCATTAACAAAAGTTGTTGACGTAACAACAACGATTTTATCTGCGCTTGAGGGTAAGGTCAGGCTTTCGTTAACGAAAGTTCAAACTCAAGACCTTTTGCCTGTTGCAAGTGAGTTAGCAAGCAAAAGCTTTGTGTCTGATGTGCTTGTCAATTATCCAACGGGCACATCTGAGGTTTTTGCAAGAATTAACTATAAAGTTGAACAGGTGCGTATCAGATGAGAATTGTAAATATCTACGAGGGCGAGCTTGGAGATTCTGGCGCCGATGGAATTAACGGCGCTGGCGTTGATGATATTGGATACACAGAGTTAGCAAATCCTGTTTTAGACTTGTTCAGAAACAATAAAAAATCTGTAATTGGTGACATAACAGCATCAAGAGCCAGTGCCGCATCAATTATAGACAGATACGGCAACAACTTATACTTGCCTGCGTCAACAATTAATAATCAGCTTACATACTCAGAAGATTTTAGCCAGTGGACTGATATAGCTAGTAGCTGGACGTTGCTGTCAACTGGAATTTCAGATCCTTTAGGTGGTAGCAACGCATCAACAATAAGAATCGACAAAGATAACGGCCAATTAATGCTTGGTCTACCTTACAGTGTACCAGTATCAGGCACTTATACTGGATCATTTTGGATTAAAAACAACACTGGAACTGTGACTGAAATATCAATCCAAAAAGACGCAAATGCAGAAATCCAAGTAATACCAATTGCTGTAACCGGCGCTTGGCAAAGAGTATCAATAAGTTACGCCGAGGACGCGAACGGCACTTTTTACATAAATGCTCGCGGCACAGTTGGTACAACATTTGATTTATTTGGCGCTCAAGTTAACACCGGCTCAGCTCTAACTGATTATCTGAAAACAACAGGAACTACAGTTTCACAGCCTTTTGCCGGCGAGGTTTTGCGGCAAAATCAACTAGGCGCTCTAATTGAGCCGCAAGAGCAGAACTTACTAAAATATAGTGAAGACTTATCGCAGGCTGCATGGGATATTGCTGGAGCTGATTTATCAACATACGATTCTATTGATATTTTCGGTAAGATAAATCAAAACACAAAGCTAACATTTACAAGCACATCATTAACAGTTGGCCAGTCAGCTACAATAACAGCTGGACAGCAATACACGTTAAGCTTTTGGATTAAATCGCTAACAGCAAATATTTCTTCAATAGTTGCTAATGTTGGTGGAATAGTATCGGACATTGATATTGAAAATCTAACAACAGACTTTACAAGAGTATCGGCAACAATAACGGCTGGCAGTTTGCAGAGTTTCAGTGCATCAGTTACAGCGGAATCCGCTGGCGATATTGTTGTAACTGGTTTTCAGTTAGAGTTTAATTATTTATCAAGCTACACAGAGACAGCGCAATTCCCAACTACACGAGCAGCTGATATTGTATCGGTTGACTACGAAAGCCTGCCGCTTGGCAATATGCCATTTACAGTTGTTATGACGCTTAATGAGCCTTTTGAGTCAGCATCGGACAAGTTTATATTTAGTAACGGTGATGCTGATGAGTTTAGCGCAAAAATATCTGGCGGAAATTTTGTTGTTAGAAATGGAGCAACAGCATTAAGCGTTGATGGCTCGAAGCAGAAGTATGAAATAGTTTCAGATGGCTCAACAATGACCGTTTATTCAAACGCTGAAACGCTTGGTAGTGTTGCGCTTAATTCACCTAATAGTACAATTGTGCCATCGCTATTCATCGGTTGTGACGGCTCAGCAAATCAGCTTGCTGGGTACTTGCAGCTATTTAAAATTTACGACAAAGCACTAACTTTTAATCAAATTAGATGCTTACGAGGTTCTGACTATGAGTGATCCGATTGAGATTATAGACGCTAAAAGCAACAAAAACACACTGGTAATTC